ATCATCTATTCTAGCACATAAAGAGTTTACCGCATCACCATCAGAAAATATATTGATAGGGTTTAATGCAGAGTCTCCATACTTACCATTTTTTTCTACTAGTAAATCTATTATTTCTTTACCTAGTATCTTGATCTTGTCTGTTGATTTCATCTGTTATATCTTTTAATTTTTTATCTAACATTCTAATTGCACTTGTTCCTGTTCTATAACCCTCTGACCATATGTTGTGATATGTACGAGGAAATAAAAATTTAATTAATTTAAGTTTGTCCATATAACTAAACCTATTATTAACACAAATAATGCACATGCAGATATTCCAAATACAATTAAGGACTCTCCTTGTTTTTTTGGAGATCGACCTTGATTAGATCTCCATTGTCTAAATTTTTTCATAATTTCAGTTTTAATATAAGCCCTACTAATTCATAGAATGTTCAGGCTTATTAATTTAGAATGTTAATGCATCTTTTTCATTAACAAAATTTTCTACTTTATCAGCATGGTTATTTTGACCAGCAATTTTACCATCAGCATAGGTAATTCTCCATGCGTTAGCGTTTGCAGTTCTTAATTCTCCATTTCTATCAGTGTATGATCTTAGATTTACACCAACTTTCACTTGGTCATTTACTTTGTAGTTAGCAAACAAACTTGCTTTCTGACCAATAGCCTCAACAGGATAGTCTACAGGATACTGTGAATCTCCTCCTAGTTCAAGCGTTAATACTCTTTTTTCCAAATCTCCATTTTGAGTTTGGATGGTTTGTGTATCAGAGATTTCTTTGATACGACCTTGTAATTCAATTGAATTGCTCATAATTATTATTTAAAAGTGTTATATATATTCAGAAGTTTTACAACCTCTCGCCTCGAGATATTCGAGGACTTGTTTTACTATTGAGTTTACATAATTAACATCTGAAACTAATTTATTATCAATCAGTCTCATTTCTTCTGCCTCTTCAGGCGTATTATCTACAGAAACAATTTGCACATACTTGTCATTTGCTTCTTTTAAAATTTTATCTACTTCAGGTATTCTCATTTCGTATTTCATTTCATCCATAACTAAGGTGTTTTTATAATTTGATTTTTAATTAACATTTCTAATAACTCCATAAAATCTTCCTTATAAAGAACACAATACTCTCTACCTCTTGGAACCTTGTGGAATATCACAGGATAGTCGGTTTGTCTTACCTGCATTTCTTCTAAAACTTTTCTGTAGTTAGGATTTCTAGAATAACATTTTGCCTGGACAGCAAAATCTCCTGTATACATTAAGTCTATACCTTTATCATCCATCATCTTAGATCCATATCTAGATGTAACACAATTAGTAAAACCTAAATTGATAAAGTTTTTTCTAAGTTCTCTTTCGTAATTGTGTCCTTTGTTTCTGTTTTTATTTCCCATGTCTTTTTTTTTCCTGCCAATATTTATTATTGTAACTAGATATGTGTTCTTTATTATTGTCTCTCCAGTTCTGATTAGTCTCTAAATATTTTTCTCTGTTAGACTCTACATATTTCCTTCTTTGAAATACTCCAAGAGATACCCCTTCAATCTCAGAAGGCTTATTATAATGTTTTTTCCGATACTCCTTTTCCTTTTCAAGGTTCTCCAATTTTCTCAATCTTGATCTTTCTTTTATCTTTTCCTTATTTTTAAGATAATGTCTTCGGCTTGATGCCTTTTGATCTTCTTTATTTTTGTAAGCCATATCCTTTTTTAAAATCTAATCTTACATAAACCGTATTTCGGTTTACAAAACTTTTTATAGTGTCATAATCTGTAGAGGTATGAAACCCTCCTAATAATAAATAGTAATCAATACCATCGTTGTTCGGTCTTAAAAAATAATCTTCTTTGTTAGGTATAATTTCATTGAGTTTTGCAACTCTTAATAAATTTTCTCCTTCCTCAAAAGGTTCTTGCTTACCTACTTTTCCTCCCCATCTATTTCTATTCCATACAACTTTATGTAAAATCATTTTACTGTCCTTGGAATTTTGGAAATTGGCTTGGTGATTCTGTCTCATATATTTCGTTATAACATGTTGTTCTTAAATTGTATTTAAATTCTTGCATTCCTGTCTTACCTGTAAACCTCCATCTCACTTTCCATACATGCACTTCTACTATTTCTTTTTCAAAATCTCTATATACTGTAATACCGTTATCTACTTTATTGAAGAAGTGGGAGGAGCCACTTACGCTGTAACCTGAAGCGACTTCTACCTTCCCATTCTCCTTCTTTAGTTTTTGAGGGTGTGCAACTAATACAACACCACAATCAAACGCTTCTTTAAATATTTTTATTTTTGATAATTGCAATCCTGTGTACTGATGCTCATTCATTCCTCTCTCTATCTTATGCTCTACAAAAGCCCAATTATCAATTATAAGGCACGATATACCTTCTTTCTTTACAAGTTCCTTACCCTTGTTTAAAATGCCTTCTACAGTCAGGTCATTGTCTTTTAAATTAATAAAAAAGAAATGCTTATTGACAAAGTCTATTGCTGGTTTTAGTTCATGTTCCTGAACACCATCAGATGACCCTTTACCAAAAGGTTTTCCTAAATACTTTTCTATAAGTTCTGCTATGTGTACTTTAATTGGTTGCTTCTCAGCAGAAAATATACCAAACTTCCAACCTCTTTTTGCAAGTCTTACTATTGCCTCATCTACAAATGATGATTTACCATGTCCAGGAACTCCTGTTACTAATGTAAACTCACTTGGTCTCCATGTCAGTAGTTTGTCAAAGTTGTCAAAACCAATCTCCTCTCCTCTTGGCATACCATAATTGTACATATGATATACTTCATCACTGACATCTTTGGCTTTACTTATCCCCTCTAGAGGGAAAGGCTTTGCAACTTCAATGCATTTTACTAACTCTTCTGCACTAAATTTTAACAATACATCGTTAGCATCTTTACAACCTTCAGGGTAAGACACCAACCAAACTTTTTCTTTTCCAATTCTTCTAGACAATACATCTCGCAGTTTAATTCCTGGAGCATCGTTATCTACTGCTATATAAACCTTATCCTTTTCTTCGAAATAATCTATAGAATTATCTAGGTATGAAAGGTTTTGATTTCCTGTAGATGCGCCATTTGGAACACTACAAGCAAACATTAATCTTTCTGTTAATGTCCCAGCCTCATAAAATGATAAGGCATCAATCTCTCCTTCAGTTATTATACACCATGAAGAATCTTTAATAATATCTAAACCATACATTGTAAGTTCAGATCCTTTATTTAATTTAAAATTCTTTTGAGCGTCTCTAAATTTTATATTTATTTTTCGTCCTCTTTTTAAGTAATTAAATTGAATTACATTAACTTCTTTTTGTACTTGAGGCATATACTCTAAACCCTCTGTAACACCATAACATTGTAAAGTCCTTTGACTTATTCCCCTACCCTCAAACCATTTAACTATTTTACTTGTAATAGGTTTAGAGATGGCAGTAGGCAACTCATATTCAGTTTCATATTCTTGAACCGAACCACTTGTCCCACAATGATGACAATAATATGTACCTTCTTCAGGCCAAACCCTTAAACACTTTTCACTCTTATTTTTTTTTCTTGTATGACTACACCAAGGGCAAGTAGTTTTAGTTGGTCCGTCATTTTTAATGGTATTAAATCTAATACCAAGGTCATGTAGTTTGTCAATAGTTTTCATATTATGGCTATGTGCTTTCGTTCTTTTATATGTGTTTTATTATTTAGAGACCATTCATTATATTGTAATAAATATTTTGTCATGAATTTATTTCCGAAAATAGTTTCAGGTGTTACAGAAGATTGATATTGTTCACTCCAAGTTATCTTACAAAACTTAAACACCTCTACCATTATCTCACCAGTAATTTTATTTCCGTTAAATGTTTTATTTAAAATAATTTTAAACCTATCGTTATAAGTAGATGGATTATATTTTTTATCAAATGTTAGATTAATGTATTCAATAACATCCTCACAAACTTTTTTATAGTTCTCTTTTAAAACCTCTCCTCCTGTTTCAGTCACTACTAAATCAAACCATAGTGTAGTTGTTCTATATTTAGGATTAGATTTGTTTCCTATATTTTCTATAAGACCTTTATCTATAAGTATAGATACACATCGTGTTATATTTCGAGTAGAAATACTTAATTCATGTGCAATAAATTTAAGAGTCTGATTACAAAAACCTTGTCCTGATGTATACTTATGTATTAAGTCAGCAATAAGATAAGAGTAAGGCGTAAGGTCATGCTTCCTCATAACAGAATATATTATAGTTGAGGATCTGATCATTTTAATAATATTTTATGAAACCATAAACTTGGATTCTTTTTATTTTTATGTGACTCTAACCTACAAGAAAGTTCTACAATGTCATTTATTCTTATCTCATTTAATACATCAAGTTTTTCATTCCATACATGAACTGCTACATAAGAATCCATTAAAGTCTCTATGACAATGATTTTAAAAGCATGACTAGCCTTATCACTTGTGACTTTATTTTCTTTAGATATGTACCTCA